CGCAGACCGTATCCGAGCCGTGGACACGCTGAACAAGATGACGGGGGAGTACACCACAAAGGTGGAGGCATCGGTGCAGAAAAATCCGTTTGCAGAACTCACCACAGAAGAACTGCGGAAAGTGATCGGCAGTGGATAAGCGGCTGATCGTGCTCGGTGCGAAAGCGGAACTGGCAAGGCGTGACTTTTTTGACTATTGCAGCCTGATGGCACCTGACTTTTATCAGCCTGACCGGCAGTATCTTGTGCGGCTGTGCAGGGAGTTTCAGGCGTTCGTGGAATCTGATGACGAAGTGATGATCGTGAATCTCCCGCCCCGTCACGGCAAGTCCAGAACAGCCGGCATGCTGGTGGAGTGGGTGCTCGGCCGTGATCCCTCTCAGAAAATCATGACAGGCTCTTACAACGAAACGCTTTCCACCATGTTTTCCAAGAATGTGCGAAACGCGATCTCCGAGCAAAAGGCGGACTTGTACATACCGGTGTACGCCGACGTGTTCCCCGACACCCGCATCAAGCACGGCGACGGGGCAATGAACCTGTGGAGCTTGGAGGGCGGCTACAACAACTACCTTGCCACATCGCCCACCGGTACGGCGACCGGCTTTGGGGCATCGCTGATGATTATCGATGACCTCATCAAAAACGCCGAAGAAGCCAACAACGAACTGGTGAAAGAAAAGCACTGGGCTTGGTTTACGGATACGATGCAGTCCCGCCTGGAGGAAAACGGAAAGCTGCTCATCATCATGACACGCTGGACGACAGACGACCTCGCGGGGCGGGCGTTGGAGCACTACCGAAAGTCCGGTGCAAAGATGCGGCACGTCTGTATGAAAGCGTTGCAGGACGACGGCACAATGCTCTGTGATGCCGTGCTGACCAAAAGGTCTTATCTGGCAAAGACGAGTGCCATGGGAAAAGAGATCGCCGCCGCCAACTATCAGCAGGAGCCCATGGACATCAGGGGCAGACTGTACACCAGGATTCCAACGTACACTGCACTGCCGGTGGACGAGAACGGGGCATCCCTGCTCCAGTATCTGCTGTGCTACACCGATACCGCAGACGAGGGCAGCGACTACCTGTGCAGCATCTGCTACGGCGTGTACAACGGCACGTACTACGTGCTGGACGTGCTCTATACCAGTGCACCCATGGAAACCACCGAGCCGCAGACTGCACAGATGCTGACCAAGCACCGCATTGGCTGTGCGATCATCGAATCCAACAACGGCGGCAAAGGGTTTGCACGGAACGTAGAACGGGAGTGCAGGGCGATGGGAAACCAGCACACCCATGTGACGTGGTTTCACCAGAGCAAGAACAAGGTGGCACGGATCCTGTCCAACAGCACCGGCGTGATGCAGAACGTGCTGTTTCCGGTGAACTGGGCAGACCGCTGGCGGGATTTTGCCGGTGCGGTGCTGTCGTATCAGCGTACCGGAAAGAACGCCAACGACGACGCACCGGACGCTCTGACCGGCGTGTATGAAAATCCCAAGCCACCCGGCATGTGGCTTGTGTAGGAGGTGAAAGAATGCTTCACATCGGAGAAATACAAACGCTGCTGAACACAGCATACGGGGATCCGCAAAAGGCACAGGCACGCATCGGGCGGCAGTACTACCATGCCCGCCATGCGATACAGAACTACCGCCTTTTTTACTATGATGCCCACGGGGAACTGCAAGAGGACAAGACCAGAAGCAACATCAAGATCTCACACCCGTTTTTCACGGAACTGGCAGATCAGGAAGTCCAGTACCTGCTCAGCAACCGTGACAGGATCGTGGTTGCCGAAGATGAACAGCTGCAAAAGGAAATGGACAGTTACTTCAATGAAAACGACCGCTTTCGGGCAGAACTGGCAGATGCCTGTACAGATGCTGTGGTCTGCGGCTGTGGCTGGCTGTATGCCTATATGAACGCAGATGGAAAGCTGGCGTTCCAGTGTGCTGATGCGTTGTCTGTTGTCGAAGCAGACGGCAAGTACACTTCTGACGGCAGGGACTATGTGCTGTACCGGTATCCGCAGCGGACAGACATGTACGGGCACACGGCGTACAAGGTGCTTGTCATGGACGACACGCAGACGTGGACGTATACCCAGGTGGACAGCGGCACGATCACGCTGGACGCGGCAGAAAACGGCATTCCGAATCCACGTCCCCATGTGCTGTACAAGAAGCAGAACACAGATGACACCTATTTCGAGGGACTGGGGTTCTTGCCGTGGTTTCGTATCGACAACAACCGTGAACGCGTTTCGGGGCTGCAGCCGGTGAAATCGCTGATCGATGACTACGATCTTATGTCCTGTGGGCTGTCCAACAATTTGCAGGACGCGGCAGAATATCTGGTAGTTGTGTCCGGATACGGCGGCACGGATATGACGGAACTGATGCAGAACATCAAGACTAAGAAGGTCATCGGCACGGCGGACGGCGGCGGCGTGGACATGAAAACGGTAGAAGTGCCCTATGAAGCCCGCAAGGTCAAACTGGAACTGGACAAGGAGAACATCTATCAGTTCGGCATGGGCTTCAACGCCGCACAGGTCGGCGACGGAAACATCACCAACGTGGTCATCAAGTCCCGGTACGCCCTGCTGGACATCAAGTGCGGTAAGCTGGAAACGCACCTGCGGCAGATGATGGGCGGCATCATCGACGTGGTATTGCAGCAGATCAACAAGGACAAAGGGACGGCGTTCACCCGTGCCGACGTGAAAATGGATTTCACAAGAACCTGTATCACCAACGAATCCGACAACGCGGCGATCGGCAGTGCGGAAGCTGCTGCCGTGCAGACCAAGGTCAACACGCTGCTTGCCGCGGCGGCACAGCTGGGCGTAGAAGCTGTTTTGCAACCGCTGTGCAAGGTGCTGGAACTGGACGAGGCAGAGGTGCGGAAGTCGCTGGAACAGACGGACGGTGCACAGCTGGACAGCCTGATGCAGCAGCTGGAAGAAGGTGCAGAAAATGACACCGGCACAGAAGCAGACCACGCAGTATGAGCTGCTTTCCGAGAAAAAAGTCATGGAGCAGCTGGAACGGTCGTATCAGAAAGCACTGGAAGATGTCAAGGACAGGCTCCGGCAGTTGGACGAACGGACTGACGTGGAAAACCGGCAGGCTGTTGCTTATCAGAAAGCGTTTCAGCATGGCTTGCAGAAGCAGCTGGAACGCATTCTCGGAAAGCTGCACAGCAAGACGTACCGCACCGTGCAGGAGTACTTGCAGGACTGCTATCTCACAGGGCACACGGCGGTGCTGTACGAACTGCAAAGCGACGGGCTGCGGCTCTCACTGCCAATTCCGCAGGATAAGGTCTATCAGGCTGCCGTCAACGACACGAAGCTTGTAAAGCCGCTGTATGACAGCATCGGCGAGGACTTTGCCGGACTGAAAAAGCATATCACCGACATCGTTTCCGCCGGCTTTGCATCTGGTGCAAGCTACGGGGACATGGCGAACCAGATCACCGGCAAAATGATCGGCAACTATGCCACTATGCGTGGCGGGGCACTGGGACGGGCAAAGCTGATCGTGCGTACCGAGGGAAACCGCATCGCCAACGCCGCCAGACTGGAAGCCGCCAGAACGGCGAAGCAGCAGGGGGCAGATCTGGTGAAGCAGTG